CCCGAATGGACCTGGGGCTTTGAAAACATGGAAGTCCCGATGACTGCCGACGCGCAGGACTCGACGAGGGCAATCACCAATTCCGCTGGAGAACCTCTACCACCAGTCACCAAGCCAATCGCGATTACTGTTCTTACCATCCGTCGCGCCGAGTTATCCTTTAACGACTCGATAATTGACACCTATGTAAACCATGTAAACTCATCAACATACTGGGGACGTGCAGCAGGCAAGGCCTTGATGGCTGGCATCACGGCTCAGACCGCGAAGCGGGACTTCACGAAGTATTTCAACGTGGAATACACGATCAAATTTAGTCCACTCACAGAAGGCTGGGCATTCGAGCCACTCGACGAAGGCACCTATTACTGGCAGGGTGGAGTTGGCACCGGTCGAAAGGTCCCCTTCGGTGATGATGCATTCCAGCAGGTGGTAGGCAACTTGAACGGATCAGGCGGCAAGAATAGCAATCCACTGACTCCATCATTCGTCAGCCCACCGTATAATCGGTACGACGAAGTAAATTTCAACGCTCTGAATCTCGGTCCTTTCACCTGGGCATAGCATGGCTGAAAAACAAGTAGCAACATTCTCCAGCACTCTGGCATCCAAGCTTAAACGGATGGCTGACAGCTGGACCCCTGGAGCATCCACAGCAGGTCACATGACTGCCGGCAATGCGGTCGGCTGCTGGATCATGCAAGCCATGGCTGAGATACCAGCGGCCACCGGCCAGTGTGCAACACCTGGCACTCTGATCGGCATCACGCCAGGCGTGGGGACTGCGAGAATCTGCCACAGAGACAGAGCCACAGGCCTGGTGGTGCCATATCGACCAAACGGACTCGATGTGACTAACACGGTCTACAACCTTAAAAAGCGAAAAATTAAAGGTGGCGGGTACTTCCTCGGAACCCGCGACCTAAATGGATCGATCTATGTCGAGGAGTATTACAGTCACTGCTCATGCGCTCAGGAAGATGGGACCACCACCTTGACGGTGGTCACTAACGTATCCTTCGACGTGAGCAACTGTAGGCTGGTGGTATGTACTCGCCAGATATGCTTGCCACCTGGAGCTGAGATCTCCGAAGAGAGTTGCGGCGGTGGTGGTGGTGGTGGATCTGGAGGTCTCCCGGAGACTGGCGGGGAAGATCCACCAGGGCCAGGACCAGGAGGGGGACTGTTTTAGCAGATGGGATACTCAATCGATGTGCGCAACTGCGCCGGGTGCTGCGGGTCCGGTTCGGGCTCTGGTAGCGGGTCTGGATCTGGCTCTGGATCTGGTAGCGGGTCTGGCTCGGGCTCTGGTTCAGGTAGCGGCAGTGGAAGCGGCTCAGGCTCTGGCACTGGCCCGACGCTATGCGATGGACTTTGCTTCTACCGGTGGGATGCATTAGACAACAAGTGGGTGTTCCAGTACGAGACCTGCATCAACTTTGAAGAGACTTCTCTTGTCTGTGGTTGTGTTGGTACAATCGAGACATCTGGCGGATACGATGGCGAGATGGCCTTTAAGCAGTGTGTTTTCTCAGAGGTTTAGGACACGATGGACAAATGCGAACACAGGCGCGAGCACGATGGGTTAATCTTCTGCGATGTGGCCAAGGAGTGGGCCGAAGGACTTGATATTCCGGTCACTCTCGCGGCATGCAAAGTATGCCTTGGGTGTGCAAAACCAAAGCAAGTCAACCGGGTGACTGTCTCCATTGCCATGTCTCGGCTATCGCGAGACAACCACGAGCTATGGGTTAAGAAACAACCCGAGACCCTGGAGCACTTGCTCGAACCAACCATGTCCGAGAAGGCAGTCCGGTACATCAACTCTACAACCCAATGGGTAATGGAAGGTCGGCCAGAGCGTACCGACGCACAAGTCGAAGCGGTCCTCAAGATCTGCCGAGCGTGCGACAATTGGACCGGTCATTCGTGCGACTTGTGTGGCTGCGAGATCAACGAGTCGAATGGATGGCAGAATAAGGCTAGGCGATCAACGGAAAATTGCCCAAAAGGACACTGGTAGACATGCCCAACCACAACGAGCTAACGCAATCCTGGACAGTTGAACAATGCATGGCACTCATGCAGCAGCCACCAGGACCATGGCCTGCTAACTGGTTCGGCTATCCAAACGTCATCGAGGCTTTCCGAAGGCTATTTGACCAGGCCTCAAAGTCTGTCCCTCGTACTCCAGATAGATGGGATCATGATCGAGGAATCGTTATCTGTGGTGGTGGCTGGCGATTCTTCCCATCGATCTATGTAACTGTCCGACAGATTCGCGCCCATGGCTGCGACCTGCCTATCCAGGTCTGGTACTTGGGGGATCGCGGGGAGTTCGATCTTAGGATGGCTCAAGCCTTAGAGCCTTACAATGTCGGCTGGGTGTGCGCCAACTCTTGGCAGCGGACTCGCGGCATTCCTCGGCGGATTCTCGGTGGCTGGGAGATGAAACCATTCGCGGCCCTGCATGCTCCCTTCAAGGAGGTCATCTGTTTGGATGCCGATTCGTACCCGGTGTACAATCCCGAAGTATTCATGGCCCACCCCGAATACATGCGGGTCGGTGCTGCGTTCTGGCCGGATCAACAGAAGCTCGAACACGGACAGTGGGAGCGTTTTGGCTTACCATGGCATGATGAGCAAGCCTTTGAATCGGGTCAGTACATGGTGGACAAGTCCAGGCACTATGACGCATTGTGGTTAACGGACTGGATGAATGATTACAGCGACTACGTGTATAAGCACATCTACGGCGACAAGGACACATTCCACCTATGCTGGCGCAAGATGGGCCGAGAGTGCTGCATCCCGACCACCCATCCCGGCTGGCACCATGTAGCCTTCATGCAAAAGGATTTCGACGGTCGGACTCTCTTCGTTCACCGAACCCGCGACAAGTTCCGATGGGATGGGGACATTGATGGAGCCCCTGTCAACAAGTGGTACATGACCGGTCAGTATAATCATGCGGTGGCCTTCATTGCCGACATGCCAGATGAGATCCCAGCCCACGGATACTGCGACGAGTCGAGCAAGCTGATTCGACCAGACAAGCACTTTCATTTTTCTGACGGGCCGACTGGCGTGGCTCGTCGGACATGGGACGAGGTCGCCTTATACAACGAGTACAAGCTTCCGAACAAGTTCAGCTCCAAGGACGTGATCATCGATTGCGGTGCCCACATGGGCGCGTTCTCGTGGTCCTGCCTTCGTCGCGGTGCTGGTCTCGTGATCGCAGTCGAACCCATGACTGAGAATGTCGAGCGACTCGCGGCCAACCTGGAGCGCGAGCGAAACCGGATCGAGATTATTCCGAAGGGTGTCTGGCGTGAAAATGGATCAATCACCCTGGAGGACGAGCCACTCCACGAGCCAGGCATCACAACCACGTTCAATTTGCTACAGACCAGCGACTCGGGGCGGATCGTTCAGACGATCACCATGGACTCGGTAATCGATCGAGCGGTTAGTCTGTCTCCATCGGGTCGAGTGCGACTGCTCAAGGTGGATTGCGAAGGTGGCGAATACCCTGGGCTGTTGTGGTGCTCCAGGTTAGGGCTTGTGGATGAGATTTGCGGGGAGATCCACCGGAATACAACCATCGATGGGATCGTCTATTCCACCAATGACATCGAGAAGCGATTGACCGACGAAGGATTCGCGGTCGAGGTCAAGCAGAACGGACCAAATACGGATCTACTTTGGGCGGTGAGAAAATGAATAAATCGTCAAAGTCGCTAATCGAATCCTATCTCTTCGTCCTGGCCTTGATGGCTGTCTTTGCGTTGTTTGCTTGGATGACTCGTGGATCAAGCATACCACCAGAGCCACCAGAGCAACTCAGTGAAGCAACGGTCGATGGCTGGGGCGAGCCACGCAGCTCCGAATGGTCGGCGGTTCGAGCTGCTCACGTCAAGCGGCATCCTGCATGCTTGGCATGCGGATCAGTCGAGCAGCTCAATGTTCACCACATCGAGCCATTCCATATGCGACCGGATCTGGAGCTAGAACCAAGCAACCTGGTGACTCTGTGTCGCGAGCACCATTTCCGCATTGGTCACGATCCAGACGGACCATGGAAGCCACAGAAACCAAGCTGGATCAAGTCGAATCCGAATGTCAGGCAGGACGCTATCAACTGGGCAAGAAAGACACGATGAGTTTTGAACTACACCACGGGGACTGTCTCGAAGTCCTCAAGACGCTACCAGACTGCTCGGTCGATGCAGTCGTTACGGATCCACCGTACTTCAAGGTCAAAGCGATCGACTGGGATAGACAGTGGGACACGTCTTGCCGTTTTATTCATTGGCTAGGATCTATAGCGGACGAATGGAAACGAGTGCTGAAGCCCAACGGATCTCTTTACTGCTTCGCATCTTCCAAGATGGCGCACCGAGTCGAGGCGATGCTTGCGGATCGGTTCGAGGTTCTCAACCACATTGTATGGGTCAAGACTTCAAAGGGTGGAGGTGGTCCGCATAAGCACCAGTGCAAGGAAGCCATGCGGGCATTCTTCCCACAGACCGAGCGTATTGTTTTTTGCGAACACATCGGCGCGGATGGAGTCGCAAAGGGTGAGAGTGGATGGGTCGGCAAGTGCGACCAGCTCAGGGGATTTGTTTTTGAGAGGCTTCGGACCTGGCTCGTTGATGAGAAGCAGAAAAGCGGACTGACCAACAAGCAACTGCTAGACCTTTCGTCTACCTTCCATACTCATTACTGGGCGCGGTCTCAGTGGGCATTGCCGACAGAGAAGGACTACAAGGCATTCCGCGAAGCTTGCGGCGGCATTGCGTTCGGTCGGCCATACGAAGAGCTACGGCAGGAATACGAAGAGCTACGGCGACCATTCTCGGTGACTCGCGAAAGCCAATACACTGACGTCTGGAATTTCGAGGTGGTTGGTGGATATGCTGGAAAGCACCCATGCGAAAAACCGCTGGACTTGATGGAGCACATAATCGGATCCAGCACAAAGCAAAACGCGATAGTGCTGGACTGCTTCGCGGGATCAGGTGCAACCGGCGCGGCTTGCCTTAGGCTGGGCCGAAAGTTCATAGGCATCGAGAAGGACGCGAAACACTTCCGGTCCTGCTCGGCAAGATTAGAGAACGAGTTAAACAGGCCAAAGCAATTAAGCCTTTTCGCGTAAATCAACTGGGCAAGGTCAGCAAAGTGAACCAACTCCGAACAGCCATATGGTGGACAACCTTCGCGTGCAACTTCAAATGCAAATACTGCTGGGAAGTCCAGGCCCAAGAGCGCGGAGAGTTCAAGCCTGAGCCCTTCTTACCATGGGAGAAATGGGTCGAGGTTTGGAACAAGCTAAAGCCTCAATTCCTGGACATTACTGGCGGTGAACCATTCTTGCCTGGGATCGGCCTGGTTCAAATCCTGGAGCACCTGGACAAGTCTATCAAAGTCTCCATTACATCGAACCTGTCTCATAGCTTGCTAGACTTCGTCAAGGTCGCGACACCGCATCAAGTCCACTCGATCACGGCTAGCTTTCATCCGACCGAGAACGGGACGAAAGCCAACCCAATGAACCCCGAGATATTCATCGGGCGGGTGAAGTTTCTCCAGGAGTTTGGCTACCAGGTCACAGCGAATATGGTGGCTTGGCCCGAGCAACTTTGGTTGATTCCGCATTGGGCGCAAATGTTCGACGCTCAGGGAATCCGCTGGCATGTGGACCCCTACCAATCCATCGCCTATTACCCCTGGGATTACACCGAAGCACAGAAAGAAATGCTTCGGCCATTCATGCGCGAGAATCGAGCCTGGGGGCTGGATCCAAAACCAGATGGAAAAACCGTTCTCTGCTCAGGTGGTATCGATCACATCAGCGTTCAGCCAAATGGTGATGCCTGGCGTTGCATCCTGGAGCGCCAACAGCTAATCGGCAAGCTTGGTAACGTCTTCGATCCAGATTTCCGACTGGCCACAGAATCGAGACCCTGTGACCAGTCCTGGCAATGTCCAGCCTGCGATAGAGATAAGGTCAGCCTGGTTCAGATCGGCTAGTCTGTAACTAGCTCAAAGCCTTTCTCGGTAATGCGGATAACCTTGCCGCTTGGGAGTGTGTAGTTAAATCCCATAACCAAGTCGAAACTACCAAGTCGCCGTATCGCGTGCCACTTGCCGGTTTTATCGTTTGCGTACTCGACTCGATCATCACCAATCAGTAGCCATTCCTTGCAACCTTGCGACCAATACGCATCGCTAGCAAGTCGGTCTTCGTCTTTGCCGAGCAATCGCCATCCACTGGGGATTATGTCGCGGGATCGGCAACTGTTCGAAGATGTTGGAGAGTTGGCAATGCGCCGGCGATACCAGCAGTCTTCTTCCTGTACGCCGTTATCATTTGCAGTCGTCTCCCACGTTTTGAAAAGCCTCCACACCTCATCCGTTCCTAGCTTTGGCTCCGGTGGAAACTTCTCGAGCAGCCTGAACCCTTCGCCGGGATCGGGCTTGTTCTTTAGGATCTCAGGCGGGTCGTAGACTTGGCATTGCCTAAAAAAGTCGTCGGAGTGGCCATTGTAGCAGTACCATCCGACAGTACCGCCAGGGGCTATAGCACCGTAAAGGCATCCTTCAATCCATTCATCGCTATCGGTCTTGCGATACCGAGCGGAAATCTCCTTTCCGCCCAAAGCCCCTCTAGCATCATCCGCCGTTGCATCACGCCAAAACTGTTCGATCTTCTCTTCCATGGTCCTCATCCTTTCACAGAGTAGTAAGTTGCGAATTTACCATTCGCGGCAGGCACTTGTTTCGCCTCGATTACATGGGCCTGTACCATGGTATCGAGGATCTTGTCCAGGTCTTTCGCGTGCCACTTGATGGTTCGCAGTAAAGCGGATCGCGAGCAGAGCTGATTTCGTTTCGTGTAGGCGTTGATCACCTTTCGGATTCGTTGCCACTTCTGCTGGGCCGGATCGTCGCTGGCAACCTCATCTTTCGCGATTGCGATAAATCGATCGGTGCACCAGGTAGCGAAGTCTACCCCCCACTGCGCGGCCTGGTCATCAATAACCGGCGCTTCCTGGTCTCTGCTGCATGCATAGATCAAAGCTAATCGCCTAGCTTTCTGGATCGCTCGGCCCCAGATGGAATTCTCGGTCTCGTCGTTTCCAGCGTCCTCGGCTTTGTTGACCAGCTTGCGAAAGATCGCTGTTGCTGCTGGAGTCTCTGGTACCAAGATCGCCTCGGGATTGACTCCACCGAGATTTCCACCTGGTCGAAGGTTGATCCAGTAAGCAGCCTTCTCAAGTATGCTTTTCGGCGGCTCCTTCTCGATCGTCTCCTCGAACTTCAATCGAGGTCCAGAGTCGATAACCATCATCCGAGCAGCGAAACCGTCGCTAAGGTGTCCTTCTTCCAATCCATCCCAAAAGGTACTTGGTACGGTCAGCCCCAAGAAGGAGCAGCAAGGGTGATAGATCTCCTTGTTGTTCTTCGAGTCTGCGTAGCTCTTCTGCTTCCACACTCCAGATGTCTTGCCCCACAGTTCCAGCAATGCCTCTTGGACTGCGTGCAAATGAGCTCCACCTGTCTTGATTCGCGTCTTGTCCAAGAATCGCCCAAATTCGTCCCAGATGTAAAGCTTGGACCGAGATACCATCAAGTCCGAAGCCAATGCAGAATCGGAAGACACTTTTCCACCGTAGAGATTACCACCGTTTGAAGCATTCAGGATCTTCTCGATGCATTCCATGGGGGCTTGCTTTCCACCAGATGAAGGGGCAAGCAGGACGAAATAAAGATTCGATCGATTTCCAGTCCTGTCCTTATACTTCGCACCGATCAAAACTCCCTGGAGCGCCACAGCTGCGACGAGCGACAGTATGGGATTCTTCCTTGGGTTCTGGTCGGTGATGTAGTCCGAGACTTCCTTCATAAATCCAGGCACATTGTAAAGGTGCTCGGGAAAGCCGGTTTTCGCTCTCGATGCCTGGGCTTTACCCATCAGGCCACCGAGAAAGACTTCGTATGCATCGAGTTCGCCGACCGATACAGGGACTGCCGACTGCTCCAATCGGACCGACTCGTCTTCCAACATCCAACCATGTCCACCCTCGGCTTGTCCAGCCTTCTCGGCCTGGTTGAGTTTGTGCTCCAGCTCTCTCGATCCCCAAGGTGGCTGGCACCCCATATTCCATTCTTCGAGGATCGCCCTTGCCCCATTGGCACCGAGTCCGAAACCCGTCACAAGGACACAGGCCAGGCGGAAGGTGACACCATGTCCATCTTGGCCAGAGATCGCAGGTGGATAGCTGCGAGCATACAGCCTGGCGCGTTCTTCGGCGTCCGGTCTGTTGCCTTGCTTGGTTTGCTGCTTCGGTGCTGGAGCTGCGATCGGTGCTGGTGGTGGAGCGGATGCAGGCAGAACCACAGCAGCCAGCCAATCAAGACCGTCCTGGCAGTCCACAGTCTCCATGCAGTCACCATGGGCTTGACCTGTCACGGTGAAGTATCGGCCCGAAGAATAGACTTCCAGGTGGGCTCCAGGCTTTCCAGGTATGTTCAACCTTCGGCCTCGATCACTCGCGAGCGTGCCCCTGCAAAAGATCTTCATTCCCTTTGCGGATGGGCTTATTTCGCAGTAAGAAGGGAAGCGGCTGAGCACATCGCGAGCCCACTCGTCGAGCGATCCATCTTCACCAAAGCAGTTATCAAGATCGATTCCGACGAAGTCGTCGGCCTGGCTGAAAACGAAACCCAACCCAGAGAACGATGGTGTATTCTCGACAAACTGACAAGCCTGTTCAAAGCTCGTCCAGTGTCGCGGGTCCATCGAGCTAGCTCTCTGGCCATTGATCTGATACGGGATCTTGGAGCCTTTACCGTCGCGTTCTTCGAGTCTCCAAGCGACCCACTGCCGACAGTTCTTCATTGATTCAGGGACAAGCATCTTGCTCTAGTTCTTAAATAGGGTGAGTTGGATCTCTGCTAGCTCTCTGGCCTCGACGACTGCTTCCTCGTTCGAGCAGTCCACTATTTCGCCGATCTCTACGGCTAGGATCTCTGGCCACTTGCGACCAGGTATCCACTTGAGATGCATTTTGAGCGGTGCAGCCAGAGCCTTGGGGACTTTCTTGAGCAGGTGGTAGGCTTCCCAGCAGCTATTCGGACACGGTACGCTCGAGCGTTCTGCCCACCATGCCTCGGCTTTCTTCCTTGCAAACGAACCTGGCGGGTGATCCAAGCAGACGTACTCCGAGACGGACTGAGTCCCCTTGAGGCGGTAGATAGCTCGAAAGGATCGGTGCTCCTTCTTCTCGGACTTGTAGACCAAGTAGACAGGCTCCTTAACCACATCCACCCACTCGGTGATCGGCTCCTTGATTCCACTCGACAGGACTGGCAGCTGGCTAGCTTGGGCCTCGTGCCTGGCTTCCGGTTCGGGAAACTCGAAACCACAAGCTGGGCACTCGCGAGCTTGCAAGCTCAGTAGCTCTTTGCACTCTGGGCAAGCCTTGCTCGGTGCTTCCCCTGGAGCACCCTCCCTGGGTCCTTTGCGGTCCGGTGCTTTGAGTTGATCGATCGGCCCATGTCGGCGGATGTTTCCCGCGAAGTCAAGGACCAAGCAATTCTGCTTGCTGGGGTGAAGTCTGAAACCACGCCCCACCATCTGATACAGCAGACCAGGCGAAAGAGTCGGACGAAACAATGCCACGCAGTCCACATTCGGCGCATCAAATCCAGTGGTCAAAACATCGATATTCACCAGGTAGCGGATCGCACCCGCTTTGAACTTCGCGAGCGTATCGTCTCGTTCTCCAGAGGGTGTCTCTCCATCGACGTATCCGATCTGCTCTGATGGTACTTGCTGGCCGATGCAATCACGCAACATCGCGGCATGTTTTCGACCACAGGCGAACAGCAACACCGAGTGGCGATCGATCGTCCAGCCAAGCAGCTCCAGCGTAGCGGCTCGGACCACATCCTCTTGAGCTGCTGAGCGATCCAAGGCACCCTGTACGAATTCACCACCCTTGGTGGCCACTCCATCAGTATTGATGGCGTGGGCTGTCTGCTTGCTGGTCAGGGGGCACAGGTAGCCTTCCTCGATCAACTTGAGCAATGGTACTTCGTAGCAAACATCTGTAAGCAGATTCTTCGGACCACACACAACCCCATGATCCAGCCGGTATGGAGTCGCGGTCAGTCCGACGATTCGCAAGTTCGGATTGATCGCTAGTAGGTGATCCAGTAGCTGCCTATACATACCCTCACCTGATAGCGGGATCAGGTGAGCTTCGTCAACGATCACAATATCGCGATGGCCGATCATGTAGGCAGCGGCTTGCCGAAAGCAGGACTGGACACCAGCGACCACGATCGAATGTCCATGCTCCTTTCGTCGCAGCCCTGCCGACCAGACTCCGATGTCGAGACCTGGAAGGCACGAGGCGATTTTCTCGGCGTTCTGTTCTAGCAGCTCCTTGCGGTGAGCTAGGACGAGACACCGACCACCCCAAGCAACCACATCACGCGCAAGCATGGCAATCACAAGCGACTTACCAGCCCCAGTGGGGAGGACAATGCAGGGATTGCCAGGCTGGGCGCGGATGAAGTCCCAGCAAGCAGAAACCGATTCTGATTGATACCATCGCGGTTCCATGGTTCAGCCCTCAGTTGTTAAGGATTGCTTAACAACTGGCACCGATGGCTCTCCAGGGTAGAATGATCCCACCTGGATGCTGATGTAGCCCTTGGTCTCGTCCTCTGGCTGCTCAGTCTCCTCAGTCGAGTTTGACTCGATCCAGGCGTATTTCCACTCGACTATCTGCCCCTTGGACCCCTCGCAGCATATCCATCCATGCGCGATCCCGATGAGCTTGGCCTCTGGTGATTCGGTCGGCTTGCATGATGGCCTGTTGTTGACCCGCACCATCTTGCCGACATGGGCAGCGGTCGCGCGTTTCCAGATCTTCCCATCAAGCGACCAAAAATCGGGCTGATCTCCGTCCCAAGTCACCATCTGCTCCAAGGCCTCACAGCGTTTATCGCTGTCGGCTACAGTCCTATCGATCGCGGCTACCTCGGCTTGGGCCATGTCGCATTCGTCAAGAATCGATCGATGCAGATTCGCGGCTATTTCTCGAAGGCTTCGCAGCCTTTGCAGTCTCTGTTTTGCACTCACTTTTGTGTCTCCAGTGTGGTTTGTCTCGGATGCCTAGCAGGCCAACGGCGACCTGCTACGGCTGATTCTCAAGCGGTCTGGCCGATGCCTAGAATGGCGGATCCATGCTCGGATCGTAGGGAGGCTGCTGTTGCGGCTGCTGTACCGGTCTCGGCTGTGCCCACGGTGGAGCTCCAGCAGGTGGGCTCATTGGCTGTTGCTGCATCGGCTGAGGCTGATACTGCTGGGCCGGTGGCTGCGTTCGGTACTGTGTTTGTAGGTCCATGTGCTGCTGCTGTGGTACCTGTTGGACAGGTGGAGCGTACTGAGGCTGCTGCTGCTGTGGCTGTTGCCATGCCTGGGCAGGTGCCTGAGCGTACTGCTGGCCAGCTGGTTTCGGTGGCTGCCCCTTGGGCTTCGCGAGCGGTGGAGCTGCCGAAGCGGTGCTCCAGCATGTTTGGACGTTGTTGACCACCTTCCCCGAGTCGAGCTGCTTCGCGATCAGCCGAACGAAGAATGGAATATCATGCAGCTCGGCCGAGTCGCTCGGGCTCATCACGCCAACGGCGCGGCAGACCTGAGCTAGCTGCTGCATTCCAATTCGCACCGCTTCCTCGTTGTGGCTGCTCATCGTGTAATTGGAGAACACCTTCCGCCCTTGCATGGTCTCTGGCTGCATCACATCCAGAGTTAAGCTCAGCGACTGGTTTCCGTTGTCCTGATTGATTCGCATCTCGCTAGCCGCGACGTAAACCATATAGTCACCAGCTGGTAGCGGTCCAGGTCCAGCGTCCTGGTGGTCATTCGCGTTAAAATTGATCAAAGCCATCTTGTAAAAACCTTATCTAAGAAACTAACAAACATCTAACAAACAAACACAATCTAAGACGGTAGAAACTTCGCGTATTCGATATACGAGAACGGGATCTCATCAGGCATGTTCAGCCGATTCTTGGCGACTGCTGCTGGCTTCGCAGTGGTCCTCAAGATTCGCTGGCCGGTGGACTTAGCCTTGCCAATCGTGCGATTGAATCCGGCGTCCTCCTCCTTCACGATCGATTTGAAATTGGCGAAGAATACTTCATCAGCCCATTCCACAATCAGGTTGGTCACGTGGTCGTGGAGCTTGGGTTCGTAGCGGTCATAGCTGGTATGCTCTGGGTCCTCGAACTTCTCTGTTTTCGCGTGGGCCAACAGGAAGACCGACATACCCCGATGGTCTCGCAGGGCATCCAACCCCTGGAGCACCTGGCGAAACAGATTCGCGGCGAAACCATAGCCACGACCATATTTGATGTCTCCGATCTGCTCTACGTGATTCTCGCGAGCGATCTGTACCCATGCCAGCTTTTCGGCCCAGTCAACGCTATCCAAGCAGACAGCCTTGAAGCTGTGCTCCTCGGTATAAAGTTGGCCAATGCAATTCAGTACATCGACAAAGCTCTGGCAGATGGGAAACTTTGCCACTTCAACATCGTTCGCACCCTCTTCGGTCGGAATGATCACACAGTCAGGCGCGGCAGCGGCGAAGCTGGTCTTTCCGATCCCTCCCGGCCCATACAGAAAGGTCCGTCGCGGTTTAATGACTCGCGTGGTCGTCAAATTCAAAGCCATCTTTTCGTGTCTCCAAATAGGTGAAAAACAAACAAACAAACAGGTAAACTAGATCTGGCCAAAAGTACGGCCGTACTCGATCGAGATAGGCCATTTCATGGTGTTGCCGACAGTCTTCGAGACCTGGCGGTACTGGTCGAGCAGCAGCTTGTTAACTTCATCGGCTGCGCTCAAGGTAGCCTCGGTGACTTGCCATGAGTGGACTCGGTACGGTGGGGACTTCTCCACGGCGATCACATACACCTCTGGGACTCGGTCGCTGAGTGCCAACCCGGCGACCATCGCACGATAGAACGCGAGCTGCTTGTCGTACTTAAATTTGAAAAAGTCGCGGTCGAATCGCTCAAGGCTCTCGGTGGTCTTGAGATCCACAATTCGGACTCGGTCGAGATCCAGGAAGTCCAAGCGGCTCTGGCATGGGACACCTTTGAGCGATCCACGGATGGTGACTTCCGGTCGGCCATAATGAAGCAGCTCGGCAGCATTGCTCTCCTCGATGCTGTCGGCCATGGCTTGGATGTCTTGGAATTCCTCGTCCGAGACGATCTTCATTCCAGATGCCTCGACTTCGGCGATCCACTCCTCGAACTTCTTCGTATCGCGACCGTAGCAGTTGCCGGTCTTCGGATTGACTGGACCATTCGCGACCGTGTAACGCTCGTGGAAAGCGGCGGGGCCCTCCAGGATGAACAGGTGAGCAGCAGTGCCTACCTCGTAATAAGACTTGGTCTGCTCTTTGATTAAGCCGTTCATCTTCTGTTGGCAGAGTCGCGGGCTATGCCGGAAGGTGTCCAGCATGTGCGATGTCATGTAGTGCGACCGACCAGCGTGATAATCAGCGGCGGTGCACTCGACGATCTGTGTCGCGGGTGTCTTCTGTGTCCATGGTAATTGGACCATTGGTTGTGTCTCCTTGGTTGGGTATGGGCGTAAAAAAAGGCTGTTGGCTAGCAGTCAGGAGACACGATTCCGACCAGCCAGCCACAGCCCACAAGGAGCTAGGCTAGCAGATCGCGGTATCGTGTCAATCAGATTCGGTGATGGTGATTGGCCGACATGCGAAAACATGGGCATCGCGGGGAGTCTGACCGATTGTCCCGTTCGCAGGATTCCAATTACCTGGAGTCCCAGTTGATCGATCCTCACCCCAGCACTCGGCCACGTAGTCGCCTTGCTGGATCGGCTCATCGAGACCCAAGGCTCGGCAGCCTGGCTTGGTCCAGTTTGTGATGCTCACGATCGATCCTCCTCGTCGCAGTGCGAAATCCCAGCCATCAACAGAGCTAGCAGGCCGATTGCAGCCATGCCGACCGCGAGCAAAATAACACCGCAAGCAATCCAGATCATCATTCCTCCTCGGGTGCCGAAAGCACTTCACCTAAAAACCAGCCAGCAAACTCTACCAGGCAACAGACAACGAGTCCGAAAGCCAAAGCGTAGATAAACTCCATCAGCATGGCTCAGCCTCCTTTCGTGGCCTTCCGCGAGTTGCACGGATCGACAGACCGGAGGCAAGCTCCCCGGCGGTCTTACCGCTCATCCAGGCAGCGCGATCCAGACAGGCTAGAGCGACCCACTCAGAGAACGTCAGACCCTCCAGACTGGCCGAGCTGCGGAACAGATCCACCCAGTCCACTGGCTGAGATGTCCCCATGTTGATCACTTCCATCGGCCCCTTGGGCTCCTTTGACTTCACCATTGCTAAAACCCTTAATTTCGATTCCACAGGGGGATCCATCGAGCCAGATGTACTTCTCGAGAAGTTTATCCGCCTTGATCCCATCCACGAAAAAAACACCACGCACGCATGTCACCCGCGAAACCATACGCATCACTCGACCGGATCGCGACTGGTATGTTTTCCCCCAGATCGCGTCTCGGTCTTCCCAGCGGTATGGCCTCAGGGTGGTTGTTTTCTTAATCGCCATCGGATTCATCCTCCAGCACATCTGTCTCGTAGAGCCAGCCATCGTAGGCGAATTTGATCTCGGTGAACCCGAAGACTTCGCGGTCCAGCTCGGCGTCCGAGCGCTCCAGTCGGATCGGTCCGAGCTTGGCATCCTCCAGGCTGTCGGTGGTTCCCCTTTGGCAGCAGACCCAGCCATGCGGGGATTCATCATCACCTGCTAGCCAGATCGCGGTGTGCTCGTTGCTGTCCCAGTGCAGGTATCCAGAATCGATGGTGATGCCATGCCGACCTGCCAGGGCTACGGTGGCTTGCTCCACATCGTCGCGGGTAGATGACAGGCCAACTGAATCCAGGGTCTCTAAGGCGATCTGCTGGCCCATGGCATCCTTAACCATACCGGTCCAGATCCTGAAACTGTAATTTGGGAAAACTACAATCTCGCGGGGTACTTTCTTTTCCATTTGGCGTGCCTTCCTTCTGCTTTCCACGTACTTGTCCTGTTCCACAAACAAATCGCGAACAGCTTTCTTCGCAAGGTCAAGACTAGCAAAACCAGCTTGTTTATTCCAGCTTTCTAGCTGGTGGTTTAGCTGCTCCAACGTCGCGCTGTCAATGTCGCTTTCGACCATCCATTCAGATAGCAAGTAAACACCCATATTCTTAGCCCCGTAAAGCTCCTCGCAGGTAACCAACGCAGTACCGTCTCTGATCAACGCTTCGGCCATCCTGGGGTAAGCGATCGCAAAATCTGGCCAGTAATCACGCAGTTCGGCTATCCATCCTGCTCTAGCAAAAGCTCTATGAATCATTTCGTGTCTCCATCAGGTTGGTTGTTATCGAGGAACTTCCGCACATCCGCGAAAGTCTCCAGGTTGATTTTTGTCCTGCCGACCGAGATCTCGATCGACACTTCCTTGGTGAGATCACCGGCCCAGCCGATGATCCTGGAGCGCCAGCCCTGACGCATCAGCATCAGGTGGGCTACTCGTGATTCAGAGCGGGTCACGATTACGCTGCTGCGGCTTTGGCCATTTCGTAAAGAGGATGTCCTGGCATCAACCGGACGCTGTCACGCTCGAAATAGTCAGTCATCGAGTCGGTATTGTTTTCAACCGAAAGAGCGTCAATCACTTCTTGCGGGAAGCTGTATTTCTTGCATGTAATCTTGACTAGGTTTGGGTCGACACCTGGAACCCAAGGACCGGCACAAACTTTAACACCGCATCGAATGCCGTTGACAGTCAACATAACCCGCTTGCCGTTACCGCTAATTTTCATCTGTCGTGTCCTCGTGTCTGAGTGTGTCATCTGCGACAACCATCGGCGGCTGTCATGCAAAGATTATAAACATTGTTTCGACCGGGACAAGCTCAAAGATTAAAAATTTTAGAAAATTGTTTCTGCCCCTCAGTGGACTAGGTCAGTGGACCGAAGCAGCTTCACCGAGGGTGCTCCAGGGGGGGGGTGGGTCCGACCCAACAAGCAAGGGAACTTCACCACCTACCCCCCTGAGGTGGGGTGGTGAAGGTGAACCTGTGGTGAATCTGTTTTGCGAATCTGTTTTTCTCGCGAATACCAATAAAAAGACTACTAAACTACTACTACTACTACTTACTTATATACAGATTCACCCTCAATACCTTTTTCCTGTGTGTGTGTGGTTTTAGGGGGGTATCTTTATACGCGAGGCTCCTCGGGGGTGAATCTGTTTTGGGCGTTGACAGGTCAACAGCTTTGGCGGACAGTGCAACGAGAGACCGAGCCAACCACCTGGAGGACCGACCCATGCGAATCGAGCTGCCGTACCCACCATCGATCAACCACTACTGGCGACGAGTCGGGGCCAGGACCCTGATCAGCAAGGAGGGGAGGCGATACCGTGAGGCAGTAGCGGCGATATGCCAAGAGCAGCGGATCTCTTTTGGCGATGCCCCTCTCTCCCTCTCGATCACAGCACACCCACCAGACCGGCGACGAAGAGACCTGGATAATCTTTTAAAAGCCCCCCTCGATGCAATGCAGCAGGCAGGGGTCTACCAGGACGACTACCAGATCGAAGTGATCCACCTAGAGCGGGGGGAGTGTGTCAAGGATGGATTGTTACTGATCGAGATACAGCCCAGCCAAGGGGCTCTACAATGCGATAGCGAAGACTTGCACGCAGAACTGACCAAGCGAGCAGACGAGCTTCGCATCGCGTTAAACGCAACGCTAGAGGCCTTGGTAGCTATCTCAGAGTGAGACAAGAGCAGCCCCCCCTGGGGTGGGGGGTGTTAGGTACTTCCTGGCTCCGGTGCTTCTGCC